CTTGGCGAACTGTATATTCCTTCACTCAATTTGACAGTGAAGGCAGGGGAAAGCGCTGAAGTCTCATCCGAGGCAGCAGCTTCATTGCTAGAACAAACCGACAATTGGGCAGCAGCCGACAAAGCCGCTTCCCTACTTTCCAACGCTCAATCCACAATAGGAGAATAAAATGGCAATTGGTTCAGGTATTGGCTCCCAACTTGGGATTGTAGCCGAAACAACTTTCAACACTCTCGTCACAGTTTCACGCTTCTACGAGTTCACTTCAGAAAACTTGAAGTATAACAAGAAGACAGCAGTGGGAATGGGTCTTCGCGCAGGTGGACTTCTTCCACGCTCTCAGCGCAGAGTGGTCACAACAACAGATGCTTCTGGTGACATTATGCTCGACCTTCCTTCACGCGGTCTTGGACTCTTGCTTTCACAGGCAATGGGATCAGCGCCATCTCCAACAACTGTGACAACTGGTGTCTATTCCTACGCCTTCACACTTGGCGATGTTTATGGTCGCTCATTCTCAGCACAGGTCGGAGTTCCACAATACGGCGGAACAGTTACTCCAAAGACTCTTGGCGGTTGCAAGATTTCATCCTTTGAACTTGCAGTCTCAAATGCTGCTATCGCGACAGGAAAGTTCAACATCGATGCTGCTTCCTTGACCACAGGAGTTTCACTGGCAACAGCATCATTTACAAACTATGCGACAACAAACCTTTTCAACTTCTCACAAGGCGCAATTACAGTTGATGGATCATCAGTTGCCAACATCAAGGATTTCTCCATCACAGTTGACAATTCAATCAAAACAGATCGCTTCAACCTTGGCTCAGCAGGTATCAAGGCAGAGCAGACAATCAACGGCTTCCGCAAGATTACAGGCAAGTTGACTGCTGAATTCACAGACACAACCCTTCTTGCCAAGTATCTATCAGATGCGACAACAGCTCTTGTCCTTACCTTCACAGGCGGAACCATTGCTCTTGGTCAATCAGAGAAGCTCATCATCAATGTTTCAGCAGTCAAGTTCGATGCTGATACACCAAATGTTGCCAGTCCTGGAGTCATTGATCTTGCAATGTCATTTGAAGCCTATGATGACGGCTCAAATGCTCCATTGACAATCACCTATCAGACAGCAGATTCCGCACTGTAATGGCTGACAATGCCTTTGAGATTGATGTCAACAGCAAGGATTATGCTCGATTCTATAAAGCAACCAGAAAAGTTGAACCAGAAGTTACCAAGGCTTTGCGCAAGCGCTTGACCACTATTGCTAAACCAATCACAGCTCAGGTCAAGCAAGCTGCTCTTGCTCTTCCATCCAAACAGGGGGGGATGGCAGAAATGGGCGGCAGAGGCGCAGGGGGTCTTGGTCTAAGGCAAGGAATTGCAGCAGCAGTCGAACAAAAGATCAGACCAACAGGCAAGAACGGACTCAATGTTCGCATTCGAGTCTCTGGCACAAAGTTTGCAGAAAAGACTGGCAAGCCTCGCAAACTTCCTCGCTATGTTGAAGGATTTTCAAAGAAGCCTTGGAGACATCCAGTATTTGCAGATGCTGGAGCAGTCAGAGGATCTTGGAAAGGAACTTGGGTTGTTCAGCCATCAACTCCATTCCTTGTCAAGACAGTCTTGCCGCACAAAGAAGAATTCAGAGGCGCGGTATATGATGCCTTTGCGGATGCAGTTCACGCATCTGGAATGTTAGATTCACCAAGCGAATAAGGGGAAAGCAATGCCGCTAGTTATCAGGGGAAAGTCTTATGACATCCCAAAGGAAAACGGATCACCAGCTCCGACAGGTCGGGAAATCATTGAGATTGAGAACACTTTCAATCTTGACGGACTGACTTTACTTGGAACGCTGGCAAATGATGAGCCAAGCAAGTTGCAGGGATATTCAAAGGTCAAGGCACTTTACGCAGTGGCTTGGATTGCGATGAGCCGAGCAGGTGAAACTGTTTCTATCGATGATGTCTTGAACGAATACGCAATTGACGAAATTTTGATGAGCGATGAGCCAGAAAAAAAAGAAGTAGCAGCCGACTCGTAAGGGGAGGCACACTCGGCAGGATTAGGTCAAACCTTCCCTTGCTGATGCACACATATCCAGGCATCACGCCTTTCAATGTGTACGACATAGAACTTGAAGTCATCAATGACTTGATTGAAGCTGCACAACCAAAAGACTAGGAGATCACGATGGCATTTGATGCCTCCATTGGCGTGAACCTGATTGGTCGAGATGTTTCGGCTTCAAGTGCAATCAAAGGCGTTGGCGATACTGCCAAATCAACTAGCGAATCAATCAAAGATGCTGGAAAAGCAGCAGGGATCGCTTTTGCAGCAATCAGCGCTGGCGCTTTATTGGCTGCCAAATCAGCAGCCGAGGATGAGCAATCTTCCACACAATTAGCAAACACTTTGAAGAATGTCGTTGGCGCAACCGATGCCACAGTCAAATCTGTTGATGATTACATCAACAAGACAACACTGGCAACTGGTATTGCAGACGATAAATTGCGACCAGCATTCCAGCGCCTTGTCATGTCCACAAAGGATGTCGGCGAAGCGCAGAAGCTGACCAACCTTGCAATGGAAATTGCAACTGCCAAGCACATCGATGTTCAGTCAGCAGCGAACGCACTTGCCAAGGCACACGATGGCAACATGGGCGCACTCAAGCGCCTTGGCGTTTCACTAGATGAAACAACAGTCAAGAACAAAGATTTTGGCGCAGCAGTTGTTGAATTAGGCGATCAGTTCAAGGGTTCCTTGGCTGCAAATGCCGACACTGCTGCTGGCAAAATGGCGATCATGAGCAACTCTCTAAATGAAGCCAAGGAATCAGTTGGGTATGCTCTTCTTCCAGCGCTCACATCTTTGACAGCAGTATTCCAAAAGATTGCTCCATTTATTCAAGAACACGCAGATTTGATTGGCAAAGCTGTTCTCGTAGTCGGCGCTCTGACTGGCGCAATCATGCTTGCAGGAGCAGCAGTCAAGGCTTATGAGACGATCACAAAGGCGATGGCTATTGCTCAGACTTTGCTCAACGCAGTGATGAGCGCAAACCCTATTGGCTTGGTTGTGATCGCAATTGCAGCTCTTACGGCAGCATTTGTCATTGCTTATCAGCACTCAGAAAAGTTCCGAAACATCATCACAGGCGCTTTTGATACAGTCAAGGATGTTGCGGAATCTGTTGCAAAAGTTGTTGGAACAGCATTTCGCGTTGTCTTTGATGGAATCAAAATTTACATCAACTCAATCATTAGCTTGGCAAATCTTGCAATTCGCGCCTTGAATGGAATCAATGTCTCAGTTCCATCTTGGGTTCCAGGCTTAGGCGGCAAATCATTTGGGTTTGATCTCAAGACAATTCCAATGCTTGCCGATGGCGGCATCGTTACCAAGCCGACACTGGCAATGATCGGTGAAGCAGGAGCCGAAGCAGTCGTTCCTTTGAACAAAGGTGGATTCGGTGGCGGCATCAATGTCACAGTCAATGTCGGCGGTTCAGTAGTTCAGGAACAGGATTTGGCGGTATCGGTTCGCGATCAGATTGCAATCTTGATGCGCCGAAGAGGACTCAATCCATCAATCTTGGGGGTCTAAATGTCACTGCTTGACGGCACAAATGCTCCGACAATCTCGGTTGATTTTGACTTGGGCAACAAAGGATATTTCACCCTTGGCATTTCCACACTTGATGGAACTGATGTTTTAGGCGCTCCAGCTTCAACTCAATGGTCAACTATTACAACAACAGACATTCGAGCAATCACTATTCGCCGAGGTCGCACTCGTGAGGATCAAGCCAATCAGCCAGGTGCTTTGAGTCTTACTCTTGAAAATTACACAAGCCAATACGATCCAGACAATTCCTCATCTTCTTATCAGTGGAATGGATATTCAATCCTCACAAGAGGAATGGGTGTTCAAGTCAAGGCAACTTGGTCGGGAACTGATTATGTAATTTACAGAGGCTATCTTGAGCAATTAGATACCGACATGAGCCTTGATCCAGTTGTTGTGATGCAATTTACTGATGCACTCGCCAAGATTGGCGCTTACAATGTCGCAGCCATTTCCTCGGCTTATTCAGGAGATACAACTGCAACCCGCGTGGGTCGAATCCTTGATTCTGCTGGTTGGGATGTTTCCTTGCGTTCCTTGACAGGCTCTCGCACAATGAAGCCAACAACTTATGGAAACACAGCTCTTGCCCTATCTGAAGAAGCCAACAATTGCGAATATGGGCGCTTCTATGCTGACAGGCAGGGAAATATCACTCTGCTTCCTTATGAGTCACTTTTGACCACGCCTTATCGATTCACGCTTTCAGATAGTCGCGCAGATGGAACTATTGAGTACGACTCCATCGGCACAAACCCTGGAGCCAAATATCTTGTCAATACAGTCATTTTGACTCAAGACAACAGCAATTCTCAGACTGCTACCAATACGGCTTCAGTCGGGCGATACGGAACGGCGCAGAAGCTAGTGACAGCGCCCTTGCTCAACAATTCAGATGCCCTCACAATGGCTCAGATTTACGCAGACAAGAATGCTTTGCCTTCAACTCGCGTTGATCACATCGAATTCGATGCGTTAGGAATCAGCACACTTTGGGCTTCTTTGCTTCAGACAGACCTTGGGGACAATGTAAATGTCGAACGCACAACCATTGATTCTCGCAATAGAACTTTCACATCAATTGTCGAGGCGATAAACCTTGATATTACTCCGTTTTCGTGGCGCGTTGGGCTAGACTTATCCCCATCAGCTCGAACAGGTCTCTTCATTTTGGGAACTTCCACACTTGGCAGTTCTGCAACCCTCTGGTACTAAGGAGAAAAAATGGCAACTGGATTCCCAGTCAAAGGCACAGGTGGCGCAACTTCCTATGCAAATGGAAACACCCTTTCAGCGACCGATCTCAATGATGGTTTCGGAACACTGAATCTGCTCTCGACCTTCTACACAGGAAACCCTGCTCTTTTGGGCGCACTTGAAACTTGCAATGTTGTTGCATCGGCTGCAACTGGCACAATCAATGTTGATGCCAAGACTTCAACTGTCTGGTACTACACAACAAATGCCAGCGCCAACTTCACTCTGAACTTCCGAGGCAATTCAGGAACAACTCTTGCATCTGTTCTTGCAACTGGTCAATCGATAACCATTGTCTTCCTCAATACCAATGGAGCAACACCTTACTATCCAACTGTTTATCAGATCGATGGTTCTGCTGTCACTCCAAAATGGCAAGGCGGAACTGCTCCAAGCGCAGGAAATGCTTCATCAATTGATGCCTATTCCATAACTATCATCAAGACTGCTGCAACTCCGACTTACACAGTCATCGGTTCACAAACGAAATTTGCATAAGGGGAAACAATGCCAATTCTAGGAAGCATTGCAAGCAATTCTGCAAAGGCATTTGGACTAACGGCTGTTTCTGCGCCAAAGTCGGTCGTTACTGGCGGAACTCTTGCATCTGATTCAACTTACTATTACCGAACATTTACAGCCAATGGAACCTTATCTGTTTCAGGAGTTGCACTTGCTTGCG